GTGGTTAGATATTCTAACTCTTCATCTCATCGCTTCTAGGTAGCCTTGTTTCAGTATCATCAATTGTTGCACCGTCGACTGTGCTACTATTATTGATATTGACTTCCAGCCAGTGTGTTACCCTTTAATCTTCATCTGTTGTCGCCACTTCCCTTTAGTTTACCACGTTTCTGTCTATCATCTAGCTTTTGGATGTTAAGCTCTAGCACTTCCTGTAGCCCACGTCCATAGATATTTGCTAGTGCAGTAGCATAAAATACTACATCGCCTAGCTCTTTCATGATCTCTTCGTTAGCATACTTGTTGTTGTCACGGATCAACTTCTTAATCTTCTCCGCAACCTCACCTGCTTCACCTACAAGACCAAGGGTGTTCTCAACCAAGCGATCTTGTCCCTCAGTTAGAATCTTCTTCTCAACCCAACCTGAATACAGGTCAGCCCAGTCTACTTCATCTGTAGCAAAGGCATCGAAGTAGCCCATCTCTTCTAAGTCTTTCTCGCTTATCATTTTGTCTCCTTCACGTTTAAGCTTTCTATCTTTACGTCATCAACATCATACATAACACCGCTTACCAAATCCTCCACGTCCTCTACATGATCTTCTTCATAAGAGGATAAAAAGTTATTGTCTTCATCTACGTGCATAACAAATGTGATGCTAAACTTTTTCATTTACGTTTCTCTTTATATACTTCAATAAGTTTATTCAGATACCACTGAGCCTTTTCTAAATCTTCTAGCCCATTCTTGTAACGGTAACGCCAAAGGTACTTCATGATGTTACCTTGTAGATACCCTTCTGCTTGCTCATTGGTTGCAGCAAGGATAGCTTCTATCGCTTCAATACCACCTGCATTGTAGTGTATCGGTTTGTTGACTGGATCAATTTCCATGTCGTGCGATGTAGACGATGCAGTTATAGTTGTTAGTGTTGGCTCTATTCGTTTCATGCATTACCCTTTGTCTCTGTCCACCAAGATAGTTTGATAACGTTACCTTCTCGCTCTATCTTATTCTCTTCTTCTAGTTCACGCTCTGCTTCTGCATACGCTTCAGGGAATATCTCTTTTAGTATCTCTGCTTTGTAGTACTCATAGTCTTCTAAAAACTCAGGGAAATCTTCAATGAAACGCTGCGTAGCTGCCATCATTATGATATGTTCTAGAGCGTGACGCATACCTTCCTCTAGATGTTCTGGTCCGAAGATAAGACCTGTATGCAACTCGCCTGTCCATTCACCTTCATGTTCTACAGGTTTAACCACAAGCGCGATCTCACCAGGTTTTATACAGTAACCCATTACGTTCTCCTTTTAACTTTAAAGCGTTGCTCTTTTGAACGTGTACCTTTTTCTAGTAACCAGTCCTCTGGTATAATACGATGCGCCCACTTGAATCCTTTTTGTTCACACCAATCACAGTAGCGAGACTTAGCCCCTTTATACAACTTAGCATTAGCATTACTAAACACAAAACGAATGTCTAATTTAGGATGTTGACGTTGTATTTCAATGTGCTTGCGTCTATCTGCAGCACTAAAGATGCCTTTCGTTTCTATGATGATGCCGTTGTCTAACTCAAAGTCAGGTGTGTATGTACGATACTTTAAATCTTCCCACTCAATCTTAAGCTTCTCGTACTCTACTTTCTTTTGCCGTGACTTGAGATACTCAGCAGTCTCAGTCTCAAGACCGCTACGATATGTTTTACTAAGATGCTTGCGCTTCATCGCCTACAAACACGTAGTCTACTTCAGGTGGGTTGGCTGACTTAGAAGCACGACTTGGTAATGTCTGTAGTGTGGGATGACACTTGTGCTTAAAGTTACAGAACTTACATGCGCTAGGTAGAACTATGTTACCTGTTGGCTTACGGTAGTATGTCTCAGGTACAGGCTCAAAACAACGCTCGAATGGTTCATCATTCTCAATGTAATCAACCAAAGACTGGATGTCATCTAGTACAGCATCCTTGTCTACCTCAGATGCATCAACGTACTTAAACTCTCCGTTGCCCTTATTAACTACCCACCATCCACCAACATTTTTATCTGCTGCTGTGGCATACCCTACAAGCTGTGCTATGTAACCAAAGCTATCGCCTTGCTGTAGTGCTGCTAGTGATGCGAACTTGTTATTGTATGACCAAGGTGATGCAGACTTAACGTCATCAATCTTGCCATCCATTTCCATGTCGTACTCACCGTTGATCTCTTGACCGTTAGGCAGCTTAAGTGTGACAACATCATTGTCCTTGAAGTCTTGTCCTGCTGCACGTAGCAACCCTTTGAATACAGCCTCGACAATATCACCAAGGATCATGTTCATCAGGAAGTGTGGTGGTAGAGGTGTCTTGTCCTCAGGGTCATTCTTTTCAAACCATAGCTGACACTTGGGCCTACCTATGTTTGACATACGCAGCTTGAACTTGTCACGTGGACCTGAGTTAAACTGCTTGTGCAGTGCAGCTTCTACATCGGAGGCAACCTGTTTGGCTACCTCCTCAGTCATAGTAGATTCACCTGCCATGGCCTTTTGTAGAAAGCTATATACTGCTAGCTCTGCAGGGTGATTCATTACTCGTCCACCTCAACAAAGTCATTGTTAAGTATCTCTTGCACTAGACCTTCGTCTTCATCGCTGTGAGCCTTAGCACGTTCATGATGTAGATCAAGAATCTTACCATTGCTGTACTCAATCAGTTCAATGAAGTTACGCAGTGTATCATTGTCATGATCAGAGATATCAAGCTTATCACCTAGTGATGCACTGACGTACCCGAACTGTGCACCTGTAGGGATAGAACCAATCTCACCGTTAAGTTTGATTGTGCTCATAATAGGTAACAAGTTTTTGTTTTTTTTTTCTTTCATAAATTTATCAACACTCTTGATACTTGCAGTATTCTTAAGGTCATACACAAACGGAATGTCTACATACTCGCCTGACTTAGGATTACCACTGGCATCCTTCGGCTCCATGAGTGTGACTGTACCATAGAGAACCTTGGTACGTTTGACGCTACGGATAAGATTCTTAGTAGCTTCATCCAAGGAGTTCCAGTCTTCAATGTATCCAGACGGACGTCCTAAGTTAAGACCACCAATGCTATCTTTCAAGTCACCCTTCAGGTCATTTGCTAGGACAGTCTTTTCCATTTCCTCTGACTCGCTATTCCAACGTGTCCACTGTTGACGCTGTGCAAAGATACGTACATGCACCTCTGTTGCATATGTTACATCCTCACCCTGCGTAAGAGTGAAGCAACCAATAGGTAAGACTTCTGTCTTGATCATCTTACCATTAAAATCAATCTCACCCATGACAGGCTGATGGATCATACCAAGCCGTGCAATAGATGGTGTGGCCTCAGAGCTAGGTGAAGATGATACACCCATAAGTTCTGCCATTGATTGACCACGCTCGTTTGCGATTGATAGTTCTGTACTCATTTCTATACCTTTCGATAGAGTTAAAGATGCTTAGTTATAGCTCATACATCAACTGTGTCAAGCCAGTTTGAGCCTATCTTTGCTTCTAATAATAGTGGTACATTCATGTCTACTCCGTAGGTATCTGCCACTAGTTTTGTGATGTCCTGATTAAGTGATTCAATTATCTGTATCACCTTCATTTCTTCATCGGGATGTACGTCTACCACCATACTGTCGTGCACAGAGTTGACTACACAAGACTGTAACATTTGTAACATATCGTGAAGCTTGTTAAGTACAACAGGTACAACGTCACCCGTAGCAAATCCTTGTACTGGATAATTCTTAATACGTGTGTAGTGTGTCGGTGTGCCATTAGCCCTACGTGTCACATCAGGGAACGCATACTGTCGGCCTGACACATTCGTTATCTTAAGAAAGCGTATAGCCTCTGCTGCTAGGTTCTCGTGCCACGCAGCTATTCCTCTGTACTTTTCGTTGAAGTGATTGTAATAGGCGGCTTCAGCTTTTGAACGTCCATATCCACTGGCTCCAAAGAGGGGAGCGAAGGTGTGCGCCTTTGCTTCTTGTCGGGACGTTTGTTGCCCTGCTTCAGTAATGACTTTCGCTGTGTACGAGTGTACGTCAAACCCTGTTTCAATTTCTCTGATTGCTGTTTCGTCTTGTGCGAGGAACGCCGCCGTGCGGAATTCGAGTTGGGCAAAGTCAGCCTCCATAATTTTTCCGTTAGGCCAACGAGATACGAACACTCTCTTTACGGGGAATGTACCACCTCTTGGCATGTTTTGCATGTTGGGATTTCGTCCAGAAAATCTACCTGTATGTGTGACGTGTTGGGTGAGTCCAACGTGTAGGAGGGTTGAGCCTGGCTTTGTATATGTAGCGATACCATCCACAAAACTACTGAGGTAGCTAGAAATAGCAGAAAGGCGTTTGAGATCGCTGAGGAAAGATACAGCAGAGTCCATGTTATTATTCTTAGCAGTCGCCACAAGAGCATCAAGGTTACCCTTACTCGTACTAAATCCATTTGCGCTAGCCCACTTCTTACTAGGTGCAGTAAAGCGTAATCCTGCTACCTGTTTAGTTTCTTTTAGTTGGAAGCCTCGTGCATCACAGTCCTTACATTTATTAGGTCTAGCATACTTTGTGCCATCCTTCCTTACTTTATACGTTTTGCCTTGCCCATTGCATGTCGGGCAGGTGAAAGCTTTGGTACGGAAGATCGGAGTCGAGTTAGCTTTAACCGCCGCTTTAAATTCTTGTGGCGTATTCGTGAATTCAAATAACCCATGCCAATCTTTCTTATCTTTAACACGGACTGAAAAGATAACTTGCGACATCTGCTCAGGCGAATTAAGATTGATAGGCGTGTCGCCCATAAGTTCCCTGACTTTCTTTTGCAAACGGTTTTCGATCTCTGCTTTTTCTTTTTCAAAGTCATCTCTTACTCGCTCGAGTTCCTGAATATCGACTTTGAATCCTGACATTCGCATTTTGGTGAGGGTTTTACAGGTTTGAAATGTAACTCTTCTGACTGTATGAAGACTTCTGGCTTCGGCAGTTGAGTAGTCTTGTTCTTGGGCGTGGAACAGCTCACTAGTTGTGAGCAGGTCAGCCCTAAGATAAACGCTAAGCTTAGATAGATCGGTTTCATTTGTGTTTATTCCTTGCTTAAGACAATCCTTTAGATAGTCCTCCTTTTGTACAGCCAGTCCTCTACGTTCAGCCGTAGCTGCAAGGCCAAGCTCTGTTGTAACACCACGTGCTAAGATGTATTCAGCCAACATAGTGTCATAGATATCACCATCATATTCGTAGCCACATTCCCACAGCCATGACAGATCGTGAGTAGCATTGTGCATTATCAATAGTGTTGTCTCATTAAGTATATCTTGTATGAGCTTACGTCCTGCACCTGATGCATCCTTATGTTCCACATGATCTAGTGTTGCTATATGTAGTTGTTCTGTATTGTCTACATTCACTACACCTATCTGTGTCAGTGTGTTACTTTCCTCAAAGGGATCATTGAATATCTTACCGTCCCGCCATGTGACGCTATTCTCTACATCTAATACTAGTCTCATGTCTCACCTCATTAAATAGACACAGGAGGCAGTGCAAAGCGCAACATGCGTTCCAAATATGTTACAAGTTTGCCTCCTGTGTCTAACTTATGCTGAATAGATAGAGCGTGACCCGTCTAACATACAGGTAATCTTTCCCTGAAATCCATTCAGCTTGTTCTTAGCCAGGTTAAGGTAACGAACTGGGTCTTCTTCCTCACCCTCTGCTTGTTGTGTCTTACCGATAAGAATCATCAAGTCAGCCTCTGCAGCCTTGCCTGTCTTTGATCCTTCCATCATAGCTTGGTTTAGGTCAGCCTTACCTTCTGCTTCTGCAGACAACTGTGACATCCATATCACGCAGCAATCGTACTGCTTAGCTATGTTACGTGCATGGATAGCTGCAGCCTTAAGTGTGATGTCACTACGCTCACTATTAATATCGGCGAACTTGTCACCCATGTCAAGCACTACAATGTCAGGGCGTTCCTGTTTAACTACTGACTCAACCCATGCCATACCCTTACCTGTACTGTCCTTGAATAGTACGTTCTTACGTATGGGTTCATAACGCTTGTGTGCTAGAGCTTTGTTCTCTCTCACCTCTTTCATAGTCATGTTAGATGATGCACTAATGTACCGTGCAGCTACACGTGTGTAAGCTTCTTCATTACACAGTACAATACACTTAGCACCCTGCTGTGCAAAGCCACCGTCTGCTGCTAGTAGAGAGGCATGGAAAGAAGTCTTACCAGTATTTGGACGTGCGCCAACCAATACAAGGTGACCACCGCTAACACCTTCGATCCTACGAACCAAGGAGCTAATGTTAAATGTCCACTTGGATTCCAACGCAACTGCATCAAGAACAGTGTCAAGGCTATTGTCATCCCAGTCCACCCGAAGATTAGGAGTAAAATCATCTTTGTAATCCTCTAGTAATCGACGCAGAGGCTCAAGCGTATCTAGTGATCCGTTGACACACTCGAAACCTATGTTCGCTATCTTCTCACCCAAGAATTGTTGGAACATCTTAGAGAATGTATCCGTAGCAATCTCAGGATTGATTGGCTCAATAATCTCTAGCTTCTTAAACATATCATCATATGTACTTTTATTAGCTGTAGTGAGCGTTTGGTTTTGTGTAAGAAACACAGCCTGTAAATCCTGTGGTGTCAGGTCTGTGTCGTACTGTTCCATCGCACCATCAAGGGCTTGCTTGATCTTACGCACGTCTTTTGTGAATAGTTCGTTGCGTGATAGCAGGTTCTTATGCTGCTCATAAAAATCTTTGTTTAGTAGTGATTTAATTAGGCCCAGTTCGATCATCTTCGTTTCCTCGTAACATTTTAATTAGTGCCTCAAGACTAGCCAAAGGCCACATGACTGCAAATAGAATACGGCCCCACCCACTACCGTCTTCTACTTCTTCTGTTATGTATAGTAACAAGGGCATAGCAAAAATATACATAAACAATGCCCCTGTAATGTAATCAATCATAGCACACCTTTCGCTATTACTTTATGCATTCCTTCTGTACTATTCAAGGATGCCAGTACTTCTACAAGCTGTGCATATGTCAATATGATCATATCGTAGGTGTTAGCATCAGAGTCAAACTGTCGAATGAACACCTCGCTATCGTCGCCTATGATAACCTCTACATCATCATACTGCCCTGTTTCATCTAGGACAGTAATGATAGATGCGTCACTCTCAAACTCAACCGTGAACATTGTTAGCTTTCTCGCGTTCCAAGGATGCTTTGCGTTCTTTGTCCGTCATTGGTTTGATCTGTTTAGTTTGGTAATCCACAACTACTGCTGTGTTCCAGTTATCCTGTTCAGCCCGGGCTTCCTCAAGCGTATCGAATAGACGTGGCTCTGGGAAGTTATGGAATTGTGTTGGGTTTTCTGGTACATACATCCAGTCACCATCAACGTCGATCATTAGTGCATATTTTTTAGTCATCGTTTTCTCCAAATTTATATTCTGTAAGGCCCATGCTTTCTTCTATGAAGTCATACACCTTCTGTACGTCCATCTGTGCTGCTGCACAATATATGATTAGCTTTAGACCTTCCTCTGCTAACATACCTCTTGTGTCGCTGTCAAAATGAAATTGGTAGGTTGCGCTACCATCTTCGTGTTCTTCTACAGCTTCTACACCAATCTTACCACTCATCATTCTGCGTACATCCGTAATGCTTCCCATGACACAGGGAATAGGTTCATCATCTGATCTTCTACCAACTCTGCTACCTCACGTGTCTCTGCCTGTGTGTCAGGCTTACAGCGTAGGTGGCACATATCAGCAAAGGCATCCAAGCTACCAGACCAGTACCACTCAGTCATCATA